TGAAGATTTCCACTTTAGATGGCCAGCAGGGACAAAGACCCAGCTAAAGATTGCTGCGGCTTTAGCTGGTAAGTCAATGTCCCAGCTTATATTTGACCTCCTCGTAGAGGGAGGTTTAATTTCGTTAAAGGAGGTTCAGGATGAGTGTGAAGAAACTGGACAAAGTCCCGAAGGACAACGGTGTTGAGATTACTGTCGTAAGCACGGGGCAAAGTGGCTTTTACAGTGTAGATGAGCTTTCGCCTGACATCCAGCGTAAGCTCATGATTCATGGTCTTTCACAAGTGCTTGGCGACGCCGCTGCAGGCCGTGACGGCGAGGACGCTAGCGAAGCCATTCAGAGGCGTTGGGAAACCCTCAAGGGTGGAGAATGGACCGCTAAGAGAGCAGCTGCTCCGAAGCTCAGCAAGGCTGAGTTGGAGCGTCGCTTGGCTGGTCTCGAAGACGACGAGCGTCAGGCTATTATCGACGCTCTTGCAAAAGTGGGCATCAATCTATGATGAAGCTGGACAACTCTGGACGGGAGGCGTTTGCCTCCTGTCCAAGGAAGTATTTCTTGTCCTGCATTTGCGGGCTACGCCCTCTGCAAGGCAGCAACGCCCTGCGTTATGGCAGCACGTGGCACGCCATAATGGAGGGCTACTACAGTGCCGTCAAAGCAGGAGCGAAGCTCAGTGAAGCGGTGCAACAAGCCTTGGCCTACGGCAAAGCCATCTGGGAGCTGGAGACGGCCGTCCATCCCGAATGGGAGAACGACTATCGCACGCTGGACACAGCAGGCGAAGCCCTGCTAGCGTATATTGATGAGTTCCAGCAGACTGACGTTGGCTCTCTCGAGGTGAAAGCCACGGAGCAAGCGTTCTTCGTCAAGGTCGGCGACAACCTTGGCTTCTTTGGCAAGATAGACATGCGAGCAGTGCTCGACGGCATTCCCTTCGTCGTAGAGCACAAAACAACAGGGCAATCGGCTGCTCTCGTCGCCGAACGGTTGAACCGCTCAGCCCAGATAATGGGCTACACCTACGCTGCAAAGATGATGGGCCTGGAAGTCCAAGGTTGTCTGGTGGTAATCCACCAAGTGTCTTGTCGTCGCAAGGCAGATGGCACGTGGGGAAAGCAGACAATTGCCTTCAGACGAGCGCCGATGATTTTCACTGATAGCGACCTCGCCGAGTGGCGGAGGAGCTTTGCTTTGACAGCAGAACAAATTGCCCAGTGCAAAGCACGCCAGTGCTGGCCGATGCAGTTTGACAGCTGCTACCGCTTCGGTAGGTGCTGCTATGCACCGCTTTGCGAGCGACATCTGTCGCTTGACGAGTTGCAGGACAAGGAAGCGGAAATTCCTGGCTTTATCCGCACAACTCGAGACTATCTTGAGCCGACGCTTAAGCGGATAAGCAACATGAAGGAGGCCATGTATGCCAAGTGCGAAGGATGTTAAGGCCAACACCCAGCATCTGAAGATAATGGTCATTGGCTCGTATGGGACAGGAAAGAGCACTTTCGCAGCGAGTGCTCCCACTCCTGGGTTTGTTTTCGACTTCGACGGTCACATACTTACGTATGCTGGTCGAGACTTCGACTACGAGACCTATGACATGAATTGGCAGAGCTGGGTTAAGTTTGAAAAGGATTTGCTGCAGCTTCGCAAGGACTGCAAGTATAAGACGGTTGTTGTGGACAGCACAACAACCATGACAGACCTTGCAATGGAAAGGGCATTGATGCTCGACCCCAAGCGGTCGCCGACTGGCGGACCAATCTGGAATGTTCACTACCAGATGGTTCGCAATCTTGTAGAGGGTAAGCTGCGGCAGATAGTATCGCTGCCAGCGAATGTCATTGTGCTTTCGCACATTGACATCAAGCGTGACGAGTCAACAGGGGCTATTATAGACATTGGCCCACTGCTCACGGGCCAGTTGTCTGAAAAGGTCCCAGGCTATTTTGACGAGGTCTATTATGCAACAACTCGTCGAGAGAAGGGTGTAACAGCCTGGTATCTTCAGACCGTGCCCATTGGCCTGACAAAGGCCCGCTCAATTTTGTCAGGCAAAGAGCACCGCCTGCCAGACTTTGTTCCTAATGACTGGCAGGAGATTATGAAATACATTGAGAAAGGAGGACAAAAATAATGGAAGAAGCCTACATTCCTGGGGACTTCAACGTAGAAGAAGAGTTCAAGCCCGAACCCTTGGTGCCTCAAGGCACCTATCACGGGCACGTAACAGCAGTGTCGTATGACCCTGACCAGAACGCAGTCGTATGGCAGATAACATTGAACGAGAATGGTGGGGTTAAGAGTGACGGTGAAACTCCTATTGACGGGAGTATCCTCTACTATCGTAACTTCCTCCCTCGGGAGGGTGACGAGAACGAGCTCACTCGTGACGGCAGGATGACAAAGCGTCAGGCTAAAATCAACATGCTCCGTCGCTTCTGCGATGCTATGGGAGTGGATATGTCCACTCCAGCAAGGATTGCCGAGGCAATCCGCAACACGGAGTGGGTCGGTTTACACGTAGACGTCCAAGTCGGCATCCGTGAGTATGAAGGTCAAGTGACAAATGAGATTAGAAGGATGACCGCTGTTTCCTTCATGGGGAAGGAAAAGTGAAACTTCTTGAGATGCACAAGCCTTTCATGCAAATGACCCCTGAGGAGCGGGAGCGATTCATCCGCTCCTATCGGGGCCAGCGCGAGAAGGACCTTTTGACTGTGAAGCCGAAACGAAGCCCTCTTCTCTCCAAGGAGGAGAGGGCTCTTCTCAAGAAGGTCGGTATTAGGCTGAGTGACCTAGCGTCATTGAAAGGAGGCTAAAGATGGCAATTGGGAGATGTCCTGTTACGGTCCAAGTAGTGCAGTGGACTGGGGACAACTTGGAAGAAGTAATCTCCTTCACAGGACTGCATCCCTCAGCAAGAAAATGGACTTGGGAGGAGTTCAAAGAGGTAGTGAGAAAAGAGGGATTGAAGATATTCACGTTTGAGGGACCAAAGATGGCTGCCGTTGGAGACTACATAATCAAAGACCGTAACGGCGAGCTCTATCTGTGTAGACCAGTAGCACTGCCGAAGGGAGGCTAGCCATGAATGACGAGACTTTGCGAGAACGTCTGAGAAACGTGCTGTCCTATTGGAACAAGGACGAAAGTCTGCTCTTGAACGAGGGTGTTGAGGCTGCCATAAGAGTCTTCAAGGACTGGATGGAGGAGAACAAGAAGACCAAGAGGTTGGTCATGTGGCTAACGGATAAGTTGTTGGAGCACGAGGAAATCGTGGTCATCCGCAGGGGACGGACCTTCAAGGTCTATCTTGACGGTGAAGCTGCTGCTGCCTTCTCGAGCTTTGCTCGTGAGCTGATGAAGGAAGACAGCTCCGCCGTCGCCGAAAGCAGGAGGGCAAGAGATGAAGAAAGGTGGTAACGGTAATGGAGGAGGCGGACCACAGGCCATAGGTCAGCCTGTCAGGGTTGACTTGTCAAAGTGCCCGAGTGTGGAGTGTCCCGAGTGCGGAAGCACGTATTTCACAACTGTCTTCGTTTTGAAAAAGGTCTCTGCAGTGCTGTCGCACACTGGACGTGAGGAGCTCATTGCGATTGAGCTGTTTCGCTGCACAGAGTGCGGTCATGTAACGTCTATCGTTAGACGAAGCTAGAACGTCAAAATTTGACTCTTCTGGGGAGGACTAGGAAATGTCTTACTTCAATGAAGGAGAAATCTTTGAGGTCGACCCCGACGATGTCGTCCTTGACGAAGACCTTCCGAGGTATCGGAAGGAGGTTGACCAGCGGAAGCTGAAGAAGCTTCTCCGCTCAATGGAGAAATACGGACAGTTTGTCCCCATCATAGTAACTCGTGACATGCGACTTGTTGCAGGCGGACGCCGCTTGGCGGCGTGCAAGATGGGGCAGCGGAAAGTCCGCTGTATTTACATAGATGCAGTTGACCCACTGGTCCTGCGAGAAATCGAGCTCGAAGAGAACCTACAGCGAGAGAATCTCACTCCTGCCGAGGAGGCTCTCGCCATACGGGACCTTCACAACATAAAGCAAAAGCTTTATGGCGAGTCGCAAAGCGGTCGAGAGGGCGGATGGACACTTGACAAGACAGCCGAAAGTCTTGGCGTCAGCCGAGCTAAGGTTATCGAGCATATCCAAATAGCGGAAGCTGTGGAAACATTCCCTGAACTTGCAAAGCTCAAGAAGAAGTCCGCTATCAAGCGGGCGGCGAAGAGCATCGATGTCGCCTTGCGACGAGCTGAGCTCGCTCGTCAAGCTCGCTCGGAGTGGGATTTGCGCCTTGCGGATGCAAGGGAGTGGATGCCAACCGTGCCAGACAGGTCCGTCGACCTGCTGCTGACAGACCCGCCTTATGGCATTAACATAGATGAAATCGCCACCAGCGTGGGTCGTGAGACTGGCGGTGTTAGCACGGCTGGCTACAAGTTCACCGATAGACCCGACAAGGCCTTCGAGCTCTACACTGTGCTTGCACGTGAAAGCTTTCGCTTCTGCAAGGGCACGGCTCATGCCTGGATATTCGTGGCACCTGAGTATTTTCACGCTGTGCGGACAATCTTCGAGGCCGTAGGCTGGCTTCCACACGTCCGTCCTGTCATATGGGTCAAGCGAGCCGTGGGCCAGTGCAATGCACCGAAGTGCTGGCCAGCCAGCTGTTACGACATGATACTCTACTGCCGCAGGCCAGACAGTGAGCTTGTCCTGCAAGGACGCCCTGACTGGATACAAGTCCCACCCGTCGAGCCAAGCAAGCGTATCCATCCAACGGAGAAGCCTGTCGAACTCTTGCGGGAGCTCATCCAGCGGACGGTGATGCCCAACAGTGTTGTCTGCGACCCTTTTGCTGGCTCTGCCAGCACTTTCCGTGCAGCCCTGTCATTGAAAATGCGACCTATCGGCTGTGAAATAGACAAGGCAGCATACGCTGCCGCCCTTGAGGCCCTGTCAAAGGAGGTGAAACCATGACCTTTGTCCCCACAGAGGGCCCGCCAACTGCCAATATCATGCTGGTCGGCGAAGCCCCAGGGAAGGAAGAGGACATGACAGGACGGCCCTTCGTGGGACGGGCAGGGAAGACGCTCAACTCGTTGCTATCGTATGCAGGGATAAACCGAGCAGAATGCCTCATAGCGAACGTAGCTCGTGAAAGACCGCCTGCCAATGACATAAAGTATTACTTCTACGATGCGTCCTGCACCAAGCCGAAGCCTCAACTTGTCGAGTGGGTCAACCTCCTCAAGGAGGAGGTTGAGCAATATCGCCCGAACATCGTTGTTGCTCTTGGGCGGACAGCCCTGTGGGCCCTAACGGGCAAGACGGGCATAGCCTCGTATAGAGGCTATGTGATGGAGTCCACGCTCGTGCGTGGACAGAAAGTCCTTGCGACCTACCATCCGCAAGCGGTGAACTACGAGTGGGAACTGGCAACGACGTTCATCTTGGACATGCGAAAAGCACTTCACCACAGCAAGTTTCCGCAAATCCCAGAAGACCGAAGGGTCTTCCAGACTCGCCCAACCCTGCAAGAGTTCATAGATTTCTGCGACAATGCCGAAGGCCCTGTGGCTCTTGACCTTGAGGCCACCAAGACTCATGTCTCGTGGATTGGCTTATCAGCCGACCCGAACTCTGCTATTTCCATCCAGCTGTTGGATGGCAAGTATCCAAAGTGGCCCGAACGAGATGAAATTGCCATCTGGTCGGCAGTAGCTCGCCTGTGCGAACGCTGCCCAATTGTGATGCACAACGCAGTGTATGACGCAGCTATGCTGTGGTATCGCTACCACATCTTCCCAAGGAAGATGTATATGGATACACTGCTCGCAGCCCACGTCGTGTGGCCTGAACTGCCGAGAGACCTTGGCTATCTCGCAAGTATTTGCTTGGATGTCCCCGTCTGGAAGCCCTACTCAGGTAGGGGCATGGGCCTCTACAACGCCCAAGACGCAGCAGCTACAATTGCCCTCGTTCCAATTCTGGAACGGGAAGTTCGGAATGCTGGTCAACAGCATATCTTCGATATGGAGATGAGGCAGCTTGAGCTTGCCATTTACATGCAGCTGCAGGGCATAGACGTCGACCTTGAAAAGCGTGACGCACTCCTTAAGGAGTGCGAGGAGGAACTCGCTCGGCTCGACAAGGAGCTCGTCGCCGCTTGCGGCCGTGAAATAAATTTCAATTCACCTGAGCAAGTGAAACGCTTGCTCTATGTCGACCTTGGTCTGCCGTTGCAGTTCAAGCGGCGCAAGTCCAAAGAACAGGAACGCAAGGTCACAACCGACGAGCAAGCCCTGAAAAGGCTTGCAAAGGTGCATCCAGTCCCTGGGCTCATTCTCGAGCGACGGGCTGTTGCCAAGAAGAAGTCGTCTTTTGTAGACATCACCGTCAGCCCCGAAGGAAAGGTGCACACTTGCTATAATATAGCAGGGACGTCGTTCGGTGGTCGCTGGAGCTCTAGCAAGAGCATTATCCTGCCATACGGCAGTGGTAACCTACAGAACATTCCCGAGGATGCTCGTGTGCTCTATCGAGCACCGAAGGGTAAGGTATTCATCGGAGCGGACTATGTCCAGGCAGAAGCCGTTGTGGTGGCCTACTTGTGTCTTGACACTGTTCTGATGAAGATGTTCAAGGACAGCTTCGGAATGCCCCCTTCCTTAAGGAAGAAGAACTACGACATTCATCGCTACACAGCAAGCATCATGTATGAAATACCTGTGGACGAAGTCACGCCAGCACAGCGACGTGTAGGCAAGACGCTTCGCCATGCTTGCAACTATGCCGCAGGTCCTGCAACTGTCGCCGAGCGCCTCGGCGTTACACTGTCACAGGCCCGAGCCCTGCTCGACCGCTACTACGAGAAGAACCA